ACGGCGGGGTCCAGCGGCGATTGCAGCACGGCGGGGTCCAGCGGCGATTACAGCATGGCGGTGTCCAGCGGCGATTACAGCACGGCGGGGTCCAGCGGCAATTACAGCACGGCGGGGTCCAGCGGCGATTACAGCACGGCGGCAGCCACTGGGGATTATTGCAGCGCAAAAGTAGACGGAAAAGATAGCATTGCCGTTGTAAACGGTGCTTTCGGTAAGGCGTGTGGCGCACTGGGCTGCTATCTGGTGCTGACTGAGTACGACGATGACGGCCACATGATCTGCGCCAAAATGGCCCGCGTGGATGGCTCTGCCATCAGAGAAAAAGTCTACTATACCCTCAAAAACGGGGAGTTTGTGGAGGCCGAGCCATGAGGAAGCATTACAGCAAGCGCTGGCTTGAACAGCGCTGGGATGCAAGGCAGCCGGAACAGTTGGAGCATATCCAGATGAAGCGGAAGCTGAGAGAAAAAAAGGAGGGATGCGGCAGTGATGAAGCCGAGCATGGGAATTGCAGAGTGCTGCCAGATCATGCGTGATAACAACATTTCGGTGAGCGAGCCAATTTTTACTGGCATGATTCAGTCCGGCAGCTTCCCGGCATGGGCGGTGCCGTCTATTGACACCAAAAGCGCTGCCCCGCTGATTTCCCGCGCCGGATTTATGGCGTGGGTGAAGGACTTTTACAAACTTGAAAAGGTTTACACAAAGGAGGATCCCAAATGAAGATCAAATCCACTGTTTTGCACATCCTGGCCGCTGGCTGCGGCTGCTTGGGCCTGCTGTACGGCATGGGGCTGGAGGGCAACGCACAGGTGGGGGCACCCATCACAGACGGGCAGTTTGTGATGGCCATGGTGCTGGTGCTGGCGGCCGTGCTTTTTATGCTCCTGGGCCGCAAAGCCCAGGAGCAGGAGGCAAAGGCTGCCGGGCGGCCCTACGGCAAGATCGACCGCAATCACGCCCGCAACCCGGAATACCCGGAGAATCAGGAGCGTGGGGCATGATGACGGCCAAAGAGTACGTTGAGGGCAAAGTCAAATCCTACACGCGGCTTGCCGAACGCTGCAGGCGAGAAGCCGAAGCCTCAGACGACATTGTTGTCCGGGCCGAATACTCCGCGCGGGCAAACGTCTGGGAGATGTGCGCCGAAGAAATGGACAACGTGCGGGAGATGCTGCAAGAGGAGTCCGGGGAGATCACGTATGCCTGACACTGTCCACCATGTCATGTGGTACACCGTGTATGACGCAAAAAAAAGAAGAGCCTGCCCGTGCGCCAACACGGACAAGCCCAAAGAGTGATGAGTCTCGCCGCCCATCACCACAAAAATAACACAAAACAGGAGGTTTTACAAGTGGCGCTTATGCAGATCTATGACGGGCTTGAAAACCCGCCGAAACTTTTAGAGAAGCGCTCTGCGCAGACAGTGGGAGAGCTGATCCGACAGGCGGATGCACTGTCCGAAAAGGAACACGCGCAAGGCTATCCCCGCAATACCTACATCGTATATAACAACGATGGTGAGAGAGTTTATCAGAGGTGGTGAATATTTATGCAAGAAGAATTGACCGTCCGGGTGGAGCACCCGGAGCTGCCCGCGATCCGGTGGAACGAAGCCGAGGTGCAGCAGAATCTGACCGAGATGCTGGCCACCTACACCGGCCGCGTCTACACCCCGGAAACCATCAAGGATGCCAAGGCCGACCGCGCCGCCGTGAACAAGCTGGACAAGCAGCTCTCGGATGCTGCCCGCAGTGCAAAGGCCTTTTACATGAAGCCGTTGGAAGAGTTCTTGCAGAGTGCCAAGCAGATGCAGGGTCAGTGTAAGGCTGTATCCGGCGCAATCGATGCTCAGGTCAAGGCTGTGGAGGAAGCCGAGCGGCAGGACAAGCAGGATGCGCTGCGAGCTGTCTATGCCGACTGCATCGGAGAACTGCGGGAGCTTATCCCCTTTGACCGCCTGCTGATGCCGCAGTGGCTCAACAAGACCTATGATCTGGCAAAGGCCAGCCGGGAGCTGCGCAAGAGCGTGGAGACCCGGCGGGAGGAGCTGCGTCTGATCCGGGAGACCTGCGGAGAGGACGCAGAGGCTTGCACCACGGAGTATCTGCGTGAACTGAATCTGAACGCTGCCCTTGTGGAGCATAGCCGCCGCCAGAATGCCAGGGACGCACAGCGCCGCGCAGAAGCCGAGAGAATGGCCGCAGAGCGGGCGCAGGCCACCGCTCCGGTCATTATCCCTCCGACCGATGAAGAACGCCAGATCGCCACAGAAGCGGCTCAAACGGCGCAGGCCAATGCAGCCATTACGCCGGATGGCAGGTTGGATTTCAGCATGCTTCAGAAATTTGCAGAGCCTGCAAAGCCGGCAGCTCCTGCCCGCAAGCAGTATCGTTTCTGGGTAGAGTTCACCCGCGAGGACATCGCATGGTTCAAGCAGGGAGCCGCAGAGCGCGGTTTCCGCTATGGTTCTATCAAATAATTTTGGAGGTATTTACTTATGGCACTTACTCGTCCCGGCGCACCCGCGCCTACTTCGTCCGTTTCCAATGCACAGGCTCTGGCAAACCGTTCCGTTCAGAACGCCAACCGTGCAGGCAGCACTGCTATGCAGGCCGCATCTCCGTCCGTTCCGGTGGAGATCACTGCTGCTGATGGCCAGCACCTCGTCGTCAGTTTTGACGAAGTACGACGTTTTATTTGCGACAAAGCCACCGATGCTGAATGCAAAATCTTTCTGGAGACCTGCAAGCAGTACAAGCTGAACCCCTTCACCAAGGAAGCCTATCTGATCCACTACGACAACAAGAACGAGGACACCGCCAGCACCATCGTGCTGGGCAAGAACTGTTATCTGCAGATGGCCGAGCGCAACCCCAACTTTGACGGCTTTGAAGCTGGCGTGATCGTCCTGACCGCAGATGGCCAGCTGCTGAACCGTGAGGGTTCCATCGTCTATGATGGAGACAGCGGCGAGACCCTTCTCGGCGGCTGGGCAAAGGTCTACCGCAAGGACCGCACCCGTGCCAGCTACGAGGAAGTCAAGCTCAGTGAATACGACACCGGCAAATCCCTTTGGAACGGCAAAAAAGCGACCATGATCCGCAAGGTGGCGCTGGTGCACGCCCTTCGTGAAGCGTTCCCGTCTACCTTTGGCGCTCTGTACGATGAGAGTGAGGTGCGTGTGGATGTCGAAAGCACCGCTCGTGATGTGCCGCCTGAAGAGCTGCCGGTGCTGGATCCTTACGCAGGTTCCCACCGTCACCGCAAGACGGCAGGCACCCTGATCCCTGCCCCGGATGCACCCTCTGCAGAGGAAAACGTCGATGATCCGTTTGGCGGTGATGATGCATGATCGTCCAGACCAAGAACGGCATCATGCTGCACGGTGAGATCGCCAAAGACCCGGTACTTCGAGATGCCGGGCAGAAGCGGGTGCTGAAGTTTGACCTGAAAGCCAGCCGCACACAGGATGAAACCGGAAAATGGCAGAGTTTCTTTGTGGGTGTTAACCTCTGGCACGGCATCGACCAGTGGGACGGCATGCTGCAGAAAGGCGATCAGGTTACGATTTTTGCCCAGAAGCTGAAAGAGCGGGAGTATAACGGCAAGATCTATTACGACGTGGATGCGGATGATATTCAGCCCGGTGGGCTGGTGACATTCCGTTGGCTGCAACAGATGATTGACCTTATGGCGCAGCCCGGCCCGCCGCTGGAACCTGCAGAACCGGCAGCAGAACCGGCAGGCCTGCAGGGCGCGCAGATGTACCCCGATGAAACGCTTGCGGATTACGCACCGCACAGCACTGCCGCGCCAGAACCGGCTCCATCTACCGAGTATGACCCCATCAACGAAGACGCAGAAGATCTTCCCTTCTGATCTTGCAAGCTGTGCTATCCGGCTATACGGGCGTGCAAAGGAGGTGAGCAAGTGGCAAAAGAAGAAAAAAAGTCGTTTGTTGCGTATCTGGATTGGTTCGACGCGCTGGAAGAGTACACGGATGCCGAAGTAGGACAGCTAATGCGGGCTTTGGCAAAGTACGTCCGAACAGGCGAAAAACCAACATTTTCCGACCGTGGAATGCGTGGAAATTTCCGGTTCATGTGCAATGGCGTGGATTCGGCTGCAGAAAAGTACGAGAACGTCAAGCAAAAGCGCCGTGAAGCCGGAAAAGCCCGTGCTGCTCAAATGAAAGCAAGTTCAGCAAATGCTAGCACATGCTACCAAGTGCAAGCAAGTGGTAACTATAATGATACTGTTACTGGTACTGGAACTGTTACTGGTACTGGAACTGTTACTGGTACTGGAACTGTTACTGGTACTGTTATATCCCCTAACGGGGATATATATAATAGCTCCGCCAAAGCCGCCGTTGACGTAGAACTTTCCAAGATCGTCCAGCATTATCAGCAGGCCGTTGGGGACTTCCCGCGCTCTGCACTGGACAAGCTGCAGAAGTGGAGGCAGGAGTACAGCACAGAGATGATCTTGTTGGCGATTGACAAGGCCACAGAAGCCGGGAAGCGGTCGTGGAACTACATCAACGGCATATTGTCCGGCTGGAAACGGGACGGCCTGCGCACGCCGGGAGACGTGGAAGCCAACGAACAAAGCCGACAAGCCAGACCGCGAGTCAAGCAGCCAACCGAGACCGTAGACGACCAGCTTGCCCGGGTGCTGGCAAAAATGGATCGAGAAAGAGGGTTTGAAACATGACACGGGAGGACGTGGCAAAGCTGATCCGAATGAATTTCACGCTGTATAAGCTTGGGGCAAAGCCTCTGACCGACGAGGAGATGGAAACCACCATTGACGTGTGGGCGTACCAGTTTGGCGATTATGACGGCGATACTGTCAAGCGGGCTTTTCTGGCGGCGAACCGAGTATGCGTTTATCCGGTCACGGTGGCCGACATCTTCAAACAGCTTTCCCAGTGTCTTGATCCGTCCGCTGAATGGGAAGCTCTGGCTGTAGCGGCACGCAAGGCACAGACATTTTTGAGCTGGCGTAAGTTCCCGATGGTGACCGGCATTGACGAAAAGGGCGGGCTTCTGCGTAGTGACGGGCAGAAAGAGCTGAAAGCCCTGTATGACAAACTCCCCCCGGCGGCAAAATCCTATGCCGGGAGCGTTGGAGGGCTTGCAGCGCTGGCTGAAATGCCAGACCTTACATACCGCCGTGCCGAATTTTTGAAGCAGGCGCAGGCCGATATCACTACTGCCCCGCGTGAAGCTGCAAGGCTGCGGGCGAGTGAGCCGCCAAGGAAGGAGATTGAAGGATGAAGGTTGTTGATCCCTGCTTTCACTGCTCCGACCGGCACCTGATCTGCCACGACAGCTGCCCACGGTACGCCGAGTACAAGCGTCAGCTGAAGGAGCAACGTGCATATACAGAAACCAAGCATGCGGCGGAACGCATCAGCAAGAACGCATTTAATCAGGAATTTTGGATGGGAGGAAGAAAACGGTGAAAGTGTTGGTTGCCTGCGAGGAATCGCAGGAAGTGTGCAAGGCGTTTCGGGCCAAAACGTTTCCGGGCGTTGCAAAGGCCATGTCCGAACAATGGGGGTGAGCAAATGAGGTACAAGCCCGGCGCTTACATCGTCTCTCTCGACCACCTGATGGGGCAGGAACTTGTTTATTATGGCGGGAAACTGCTCCACAAGGGATGGTTTGGCAATTGGCAGCTGTGGTATGCGAAAGCTGAGCTTGCCAGACTGCGCATTCGGGAAGCTGTGAAAACGGAGGAAGAACATGAAACCGAAAACGAAATCCGAGCTGATGGCCGAATGGGCCAGCCAGCCAGACCAGCTCAAAAGAGAGCGGGAGGTCAAGGCTGTCCGCAAAGCGATGGACGATGCCCGCGCCGTGATGCAGGACGGTCTGACCCGGTACGTCAAGAAAAAGACCAAATCCCGCAGCATGGCAAAGGCTGAAGCTGACCCCTTTGCTGAACTGGAAGGCTGGGATAGCATGGAGCAGATCCAGGATGCCTACGGCTACGGCGAGATCAACGCTGACAAGCGGGACAAGCTGACAGACCTGTGGGAAGCCCGGGAAGCCGCCCGGAACAGTCGCAAAGGTGAGGGCAAGTACCGCGACCTTGTGACGGAGATGCTGGAAACGGCCATCCGCCGGGTAGGCAATGAGTACGCAGATATGCTGTTTGAGTATGACCAGCAGCGCCGGGAAGCTGAAAAGCAGTGCGAGCAGCTGGCAATGGAAGGGATGATGAAAAAATGACCGACATTGAAAAATCAATTGCCAAGCTCCAGAGGTGCTTTCCGGGAAGTTATATTACTGACCGGAACGAGCTTATTGTCCATCCGAGGACAAACCAGTATATTATTCTGGAAAACATCGGAACGGAAGATGCCATCAAGGCCAAAGTGCTGGAGTGGCTTTCACGGGCGGCATTTAAAACCGCGCCATATTCACAGGAGTGGAGAAATCGAAAGTTCCACAAATACATGAGGGATGGCATCAATGCTTTTCTGGATACCGATTTCTCCGAGGATGATATGGAGCTGATTTACACCTACATGGGGCTTGCCTGCGACCGTTGGCTGACGCTCATGTTTATCGACCACGACATGAGCATCGAGTGGCTGAAGGAGCACGTATCATGAAGCTGACCCTCTACGGCGACCCGCGCACCAAGAAAAACTCTGCCCGCATCCTCAAAAGCCGCTCAGGCGGGCGCTTTGTGGCCCCTAGCAAGGCTTACGTGGATTATGAGACGGACTGCCTGCGGCAAATCAAAAGGCCGCACAGCCCCATTTCTGCCCGCGTGAACGTGAGGTGCGTATACTACATGAAGACCGCCCGCCGGGTCGATCTGGCAAACCTCATTGAGGCGACCACTGACATTCTGGTAAAAGCCCGCGTGCTGGAGGACGACAACAGCAAAATTGTTGCCGCCCACGATGGCAGCCGGGTGGAGCTTGACCGAAAGAATCCGAGGGTAGAAATCGAGATTGAAGAAATGGGGGAGTAAAATGCTTGATATGCTATTTGAAGTTGCAAGCACGCTGTTCATGGCAACACTTGCAGGATTTTTCATCTGGTTTGTTCTTAGCGATGGCAACCCAATTGAATATTTCAAGCGGTGGCGCAACCGCAACAAACCTTGCCTTTGCGACCGGTGCGTTTTCTTAAATCAAAAATTTGGGGCGTCAGAATCCGGATATCACTATATCTGCCGGAGAAGTGACAAAGACGAAGGATACATAAATCCGCCCGAATATTGCAACGATTTTGAAGAAAGGAGCAACAATGACCCGCACATGGATACCTGACACCGACACGACGAAGCCGGACAAAACCGATTTCCGCACTGTTAAGGCGTGGCTGAACCGCTACCGCGAAGCAGAGAAAAGATACTACTTGCTGTCTGACCGTCTGGCCGAAGCACAGGAGGCCACCCGGCACATTACCCAGAGCCTCAGCGCGGCCCCCGGCGGCAGCAAAGATGGACAGAGCCTTGCCCGGGCGGTGGAACGCGAGGAGGAAGCGGAGCGCCGCGCTTATGAGCAAAGAGCGGTCTGTGACAGGCTATTCCTCGAGATCAGAAACGCGCTCGCCCAGATCCAGAACGAGAAAGCATACACGGTGCTGTACAAGTACTATCTCGATTGCCTTACGTGGGACAGGGTCGCAAAAGATATGAATTATTCTCTGCGCATGGTCTATGTCTTGCGGCGCAAAGCAATGGAGGAACTGAGCCTTTAAAAACATTGCACTGTCATTACATTGCGGTTTCACTATTACATGGTGTAAAATTGTATCATCGGAAAAGCCAAAAGGCAAACCGATGCACGCAGCCTCCGAAACGTGTCCCTTCTTGGCATTTTCCTCCTTTTCTGCTTGCAGGTACCGGGCTTTGCTCTCTTCACGTTTCGCGGGCTGCTTCTATGCGATACACTGACACAAAGGCAGCCTGCCGCTCATGAGAGACAGGAGGCGGTTCGATTCCGCCGTATCGCACCGTATGGCGCATGGACTAGACGACCCGCAAGGCCGCACGTGCAACCTCCCGTGCCAAGAAAAGGCCTTAGAATCCTTGCCAAGGTGTAGCTTTCCTGACAGGATGTGCGCCAACCAACAGCCCCGGCGGCGAACCGGAGCTGTTTTTATATGGCCGCCTGAGCGCAATTTGGAGCGCGGCGCGTGTGTGTAGACACGGCTGGTTCGATTCCAAGGGCGGCTTTTATACTCCGGTAGCTCAAGCGGTAGAGCGGCGGTCTCCAAAACCGCATGTTGCAGGTTCGAGCCCTGCCGGGAGTGCTTGCGTGCCCTATGAGGGGGCGGCGCAATAGCGGGGCATCCGGCCGCGAAAGTTCCGGATGCAGCAGCGCCCACCGTTTGACGCATGTCCAACACACTGAATGCACGGGCGCTGCTTATATGCCGTCATAGCTCAATTGGAAGAGCGCCGCCCATTTAAGGCGGGACAACGTTGGTGACACCACGGGAACATCACTGCACAGCCAACCACTGCGCGCATCCATTCCATGGGTGCTGGTTCAAACCCAGCTGGCGGCACATTCGATATTTTGACCGTTCGGATTTCCGGGCGGTTTTTCTTTTGCATGAGTTTAGAGAGGTGGTGGCGGTGGGCGCAAGGCGGCTGACAGACAGACAAAAAAAGAAGATCATTGCTGACTATGTTCAGCTGCAGAGCTACACCAGAACCGCCAAACTGAACGACGTGGCAGAAAGCACTGTGCGGAAAATCGTGAAAGATAATCCCAAGTGCGCGGATTTGTGCGCCTTAAAAAAAGAGCAGAACACGCAGGACATGCTTTCCTACTTAGGCAGCAAGCGCGGGGAAGCACAGGACCTTCTCGGGCTGTACCTTCAGGCGATGGCAGACCCGGACAAGATCGCAGAGGCAACGCTGCCGCAGCTGTCCACGGCGTTTGGAACCATCGTGGACAAGTTTGCTATGCTGGGAGACCAGAGCAGCATAGAAGCCCCAGACGATGGCCTGCTTGAGGCTCTGAGTGCTGCCGCAGACATCAGCCCGCCGGATGACGTGGAGATGCTGCCGGAGGAAGAGGACGACCATGCGGAAAAGTAACGGTTTTCGCTGGAAAGCCCTCAGCCAGCGGCAAAAGATGGTTCTTTGCTGGTGGACACCGCAAAGCGCATACAGCGGCTACAACGGCATCATTGCCGATGGCGCTATTCGTTCGGGCAAGACCTTTGCCATGAGCTTCTCTTTCGTCCAGTGGGCTATGACCTGCTACAGCGGCCAGCAGTTTGCCATGTGTGGCAAGACCATCGCCAGCTTCCGGCGCAACGTGCTGGGAACGCTCAAGCAGCAGCTTGCAGCCCGTGGTTACAACGTCAAGGAGCATCGGGCAGAAAACTGCATGACCGTCAGCAAGGGCGGCAGAACCAACGAGTTTTACTTTTTCGGCGGCAAAGACGAGAGCAGTCAAGACCTGATCCAGGGCATCACCCTTGCGGGCGCGTTCTTCGACGAGGTGGCCCTGATGCCGCAGAGCTTCGTCAATCAGGCCACAGCCCGTTGCTCTGTCACCGGTTCAAAGTTCTGGTTCAACTGCAACCCGGGCAGCCCGCAACACTGGTTTTATCTCGAGTGGGTGCGGAAATGCCGCTCCCGCAAGATGATGTATCTACATTTCACGATGGACGACAATCTGTCACTTGCCGAGGACATCAAAGAGCGCTACCGCAGCCAGTACAGCGGCGTTTTCTACCAGCGCTTCATTCTGGGCCTGTGGACGGTGGCCGAGGGCCTTGTATATGACATGTTCGACCGCAAGAAGCACGTCGTTGATAAGCTGCCGGAGCTGTCACCAAAGAGCGTCTATGTGGCTTGCGACTTTGGAACCCAGAACGCAACAGTTTTTTTGCTGTTCCAGAAGCAGGCAGATGCAGACTGCTGGATCGTCACCCGGGAATACTACTACAGCGGCCGCGAACAGAAGCGGCAAAAGACCGTGGGCGAGTACGTTACAGACCTCAAGGCGTGGTTGGGCGGTCTCAAGCCGGAACGGATCATCGTGGACCCCTCTGCCCTGCCTCTGATTACGGAACTGCGCAAGAATGGCTTTACTCAGACCCCCGCAAACAATGACGTTCTGAGCGGCATTCTGGACGTGCAGACCATGCTGCAGACCGGGCGGCTGAAGATTTACAGAGACTGCAAGCACACGCTGGAAGAGTTCGGCGTGTACGCTTGGGATCCAGATAAAGACGACACCGTGCTGAAGGTCAACGACCACTGCATGGACGCTATCCGCTATTTCGTGCGCACAAAGCGCCTTGTGAAACTGAGGGATTGATTTTGAGCACTGTATACACATTCCAGACCTTCCAGCAGGCGCAAGCCGCCGGCGAACAGCCCGATTTCATCCGGCAGTTCGTGCAGCAGCACTGCGCTTCCGGACCGTACAAGATGGCGCTGGACGCAGACCTGTACGATGCCCAGAAAAACCCGGGAGCTGAGCGCTTTGCGCAGGCTTACGCTTTGATGCTGAAACGCCTATCCAAAAACACCAGGCAGGACACCCCGCGCCCCGATATGGTCAAGAGCAATCTTTTCCGGCGGCTCAACAAGCAGCGGGCGACCTACTCCCTCGGCAATGGCGTGGTCTTTGCGGACGATGGCGTGGACAAGGAAAGTCTGGGGCAGAACTTCGACGAGCAGATCCAGAAAGCCGGATATTTCGCCCTGATCCACGGCGAGAGCTTTGGCTTCTGGAACAGCGACCATCTGGTGGTTTTCAAGCTGACCGAGTTTGCTCCCCTGTACGATGAAAAGACTGGTCTTTTGCAGGCAGGCGTGCGCTTCTGGCGGCTGAACCCTGACACGGATATGCATTATATCCTGTACGAGCTGGACGGCTTTACCGAGTACACGGAAAGCAAAATCGGCAATGTGATGCAGGAGACAACGCCGAAGCAGGCATACAAGAGCGTGACTGTCACCACACCCGGCGGCGGGCTGGAAAGCGTGGAGGGCGAAAACTACAGCGCTCTTCCCATTGTGCCGCTGTGGGGCTCCGACCTGCACCAGAGCACCCTTGTGGGGCTGAAAGCCTACATTGACAACACCGATCTGGTGATGTCCGGCTTCTGCAATGACCTGCAGGACTGCGCGCAGATCTACTGGCTGTGCGAGAACTTCAACGGAATGACCGATGATGAACTCGTGGAGTACCTCGTCAAGCTGAATCTGTACCACATTGCAGGCGCAGACACCAGCGAGGGCGGCAAGATCACCCCCTACACCACCGAGATCCCTGTAGCGGCCCGGCAGACTCTGCTGGAGTTGCTCCACACCCGGGTCTATGAGGACTTCGGCGGGCTGGACGTGCACTGTGTCAGCGCGGACAGCACAAACGACCATCTGGATGCAGCCTATGAACCGCTGAACCAGAACGCAGACGACTTCGAGGCACAGGTCAAGCCGTTCATCCGGCAGATCTGCGCACTGGCTGGCTTTGAAAACGCTATGCCAGCATTCAACCGCAGCAAGATCACCAACACGGCCGAACAGGTCAGCATGGTGATTTCCGAGGCCGCCATTATCGGGCAGGACATGGCAATCGACCTGCTGCCCAACCTGACCCCGGAACAAAAGGAGCAGGCCAAGGCCGCGCTGATGGCTGAGAGCGAAACACGGGAGACTGTGGACGAGGATGAGGAGGACGAAGATGGCAGCAGGCGAAACATATGATGAGTTCGTGGAAAAGTTCAAGCCCAAAAAGACCACGGACGATTGCTATACACCGCCCAGCGTGTACGCGGTCATCCGGGACTGGGCTTGCAAGGAGTACGGCATCGACCCGGCCAAAATTGTGCGGCCATTTTATCCCGGCGGCGATTATGAGAATTTCGATTACCCGGAGGGCGCTGTCGTTCTGGACAACCCGCCGTTTTCAATCCTGTCCCGAATCTGCGGGTTCTATCTCGATCGTGGCATTCCGTTCTTCCTATTCGCTCCATCTTTGACAGCGTTTTCTGGAAGGGCAAATAATATGCGGATGAACCATATCATTTGCGGCTGTAATATCGAGTACGAAAACGGTGCAATCGTCAGAACAAGTTTTGTGACAAGCTACGGCGGGGACATCATAGCGCAGACAGAACCTCGCCTGACGAAGCTGGTAAACGATGAGGTGGAACGCCTGCGACGCACCAAAACGGTGCAGCTGCCAAAGTATAAATACCCAGATCATATTGTGACGGCTGCATTGCTTCAACGATACAGCCATTACGGTGTGGATTTCAAAATTCACAAAAAGGACTGCGCTCCGATTTATGCGCTGGATGCACAACGCTCCACCAGGAAAACCATATTTGGCGGCGGGCTGATTTTGTCTGATCGCGCTGCGGCTGAGAGCGCTGCGGCTGAGAGCGCTGCGGCTGAGAGCGCTGCGGCTACAAAATGGGAGCTGTCCGCCCGGGAACGTGCCATTGTGGAGTATCTGAACAGCCATGAAACAGACCGACCGTGACCGCATCTCTACCCGCCAGCTGAACCGTCTGCGCCGCCGTATCCTCCGGGTGTACGGCACTGCCCGCCGGGAGATGCAGAAGCAGCTGACCGATTTTCTGGCAAAGTACAAAGCGCTGGACGAGCGCAAGCGGGTGCAGCTGGATGCAGGCGAGATTACAGAGGACGATTACCGCATCTGGCTGCAAAATCAAGTCTTTCAGTCCGATTTGATGCGTCAGAAGCTGGACGGCATCACGCAGACCTGCACCACAGCCCAACAGACGGCCTACAAGCTGGCCCGGGACGAGCAGTACAATATCTTTTCCTTCGGCGCAAACTGGGCTTTCTACGAGCTGGAACAGGCCGCAGGCGTGACGTTTGGACTGACCCTGTACAACACCGAAGCGGTCAAGCTCCTGCTGAAGGAGAACCCCCGCATGGTGCCAAACAAGCGCATCAAGAGCGAGAGCAACCGCACCTATGATGCAAAGGTATTCAACCGCTACGTCATGCAGGGCATCGTGCAGGGCAAGAGCGTCCACGACATCGCCGTGCAGGCCGTCAACGGCATGGCAGACACGGAGATACACTGGGCCATGAACAACGCCATCACAGCCCTTACCAGCGCCCAGAACGCCGGAGCTTTGCAGCAGATGCGCAACGCTCAGGCTTTGGGCATCGAGGTCAAAAAGCGCTGGAACTCCACCCACGACTATCGAACCCGTGAAATGCACCGACTGCTTGACCAGCAGACAGCAGAGCTTGACGAGCCGTTCAAGGTCATGGGCTACGAGATTCAGCGCCCCGGAGACCCAAACGCAGCGCCGGAGATGGTCTACCACTGCCGTTGTGTTCTGTCCTCTGCGCTGGGCAAGTATCCCCGGCAGAACGCCATGCAGCGGGACAATGTGACCAAAGAGACCACCCCCGTCATGGATTACACCGAGTGGTATAAATCCAAGGGCGGAAAAGAAGCCGAACAGATGTGGTGGGCGGAAGAGAGAAAACGGAGAAAGGAGAAATAGTTATGTCTGGAGGAGGACGTTCGTCTGGTAGGGGGGGCAAGGTTATGAGTAAACGTGGCTCTGGTAGCTCCATGCGAATTTCGGGATTTACGGCACGGGAATCAAAAGAAATCAACCAAGTGGAAGCTCTGTTTCGTGAAACGGACTTTTATAAAATGCAAGCAGAACAAGCCCAAAGGGCCTATGGGACAATCTATGACACTTCGGAAAAACTTGCAAAGTCTAATGTTTTTGTTGACGGAATGGAATACCAAATTTCAAAAATCGCGGTTTTCAATGACATCAACCCGGACTTTACGGATAAGCAGACGAATTATATCGTTAAGCGGATGCTTAAAGAACTCGGCTCGGACAATCCGAAGTGGAGCCCAGAAAACGTCGAGCGAGAAAAAGCAAAAAAGTATTTCCGTGAGCACTACAATCCAAATCGTGAGCAACGTGAAATTACAAGTTCTACCTACAAGCGAGCACAAAAGCGTCTGCAAAAGAAAGTGGATAACTGGTTTAAGCGATAATGGAGGGATGAACCGTGATTCTGCCGATGGAAAACACCGAGAAAATGATTTTTCCGGGCGTGGGCAAGTATGGCATCCCTGAAATCAAGCCGGAAACGGACATCCGCATTGACAAGCTGGAATGGATCCCGGTCAATTATGCGTTGACAGCCAAAGACAAGGCCACAAAAGGCGTGCATTTTTACAAGGACGATTACCAGTTTGAACGGTTCTGGAACAACCCGGACAAGTATATCCCGCTTTTGCAGCAGTTCGGAGCGGTATGTTCGCCGGATTTTTCGCTTTACAGCGATATGCCGCTTGCGGTGCAGCTTTTCATGCACTACAAAAAGCACTGGCTTGCGGCATACTGGCAGGCGCACGGCATCAACGTCATTCCAACGCTCTGCTGGTGCGGTGAGCAAAGCTATGACTGGTGCTTTGACGGAGAGCCTAGAAACGCCATCGTGAGCATTTCGAGCCACGGCACACAATCTGACCCATACGAAGCAGAGTGCTTTGCCAAACACTGCCGCAAGGCGCTGGAAGTGCTGCAACCAAGCGGGATTTTGTGGTATGGCAAATGCCCTGCGGAATTTGACTGGAACGTGACCAAAATCAAGCCATTTCAATACGAAAGGAGGCACTACCGTGAGTAAACGAGGTTCGGGCAGCTCTGCGAAAGCGGGCGGCGGTATGGCAACGCTGAAAGGCAGCGAAAAACAGATCGCATGGGCTAAAGATATCCGGGCTACGACAAACGCGGCATTGGACGATGTGATCGCTTCCTCCAAAAATCCGGCGACCATTGCCAGGGCGGGCGAAAACGCTGCAAAGCAAGCTGCTGCAGCAGCAGAACGTGTGCGACATGTTATAAATAGCACAGAAAGTTCCCGTGCGCTTGTGGAAGCGTTTGGCGGCGATTTAAGCGGTAAAACCGGACAGCAAGCAACGCAGTCTGTACTGCTTGCCATAAACAGATACGCCCGGCGTGACTGGCCTGCAGAATGGGAAGAAACCGGAGAACTGTATAAGCGTCTGAAAAAGGCGTGGACAGGCAAGTAAACCATGAACTTTAACTACGACATCAAATTTACCGACAACACCCCGCAGCTGCATGAGGCGCTGGACTCGTGGGCGGAGCGGGTGCTGACCATCTGGGGCATGAAGGTGCAGGACTACGCCCAGCTGCTTGTGCCTACCGGCACGGCAGACAGTACGGGCATTGAGGGCTACGTGGGCGGCGCGCTCAAGCAGAGCCTGACCTTTGCCATCGACCTCGCCAAAAAGACCGTGACCATCGGCAGCAACCTGTTTTACAGCGTCTATGTGGAGCTGGGCACGGGCATCTTTGCCGAGAAGGGAAACGGACGCAAAACGCCGTGGGTCTGGAAAGACTTCAACGGCAAGTGGCACTTTACCCGGGGCATGAAAGCCCGCCCGTTCCTGCGCCCGGCGGTGGAAGATCACATTGACGAACTGCGAGAGATCGCAATGAAAGAAGGAAACAAGGAGCTGTAATTCATGAATTTGGAGAAAATGTTCAAAACACCAAAAGAAAAGTTCCTGCCCGATGATGTGAAAACTGCGCACTGTGAGGCAGAAGACCTTTTCCTTGAGCTTGCAACGCAGCTTGACGCACTTCCTGAAAGCCGAGAAAAAAGTCTGTGTATGACAAAATTACAGGAAGCGAAGTTTTGGGCGGTCGAATGTATCACCAAAGTTGCACGCAAAAACTAAATACTCAGCGGTTGGCGCACAGCGTCAGCCGCTTTTTTATGCCGCTTTAGCTCAGTCGGCCAGAGCGCCGGATTTGTAATCCGGGGGCCGTGGGTTCAAGCCCCACAGGCGGCACCACACCGGCAGCACGTCCGGCAAATAAACCTTATTGCCAAGCATGGCAGCCCGAGCAAGGGCAGAAAGGACTATCACATGGCACTCAAAAGAGCTGACATCCGCACGATTCTGGAGAACCCCGAAACCTCCAACGATGACAAGGCCAAGGCCATTCTGGACGCCCTGCACAAGGAGACGGACGAACTCAAAGACCAGTTGGATGCAGAAAAAACAGCCCGCACACAAGCCGAAAAGGACCGGGACGCAGCCAACGGCGGCAAGCAGGCCGCTGAACAGGCGCTGACCGACTACAAGGCCCAGCAGACCCAAAAGGACACCCACGCAGCCAAGGAAGCCAAGTTCCGGGAGCTGCTGAAGGCCGCCGGGGTGCTGGACAAGTATGCTGATCGGGTCGTGCGGCTGTCCGGCGAAGACATCGACAAGTTGGAGCTGGACGAAAAGGGCAACGTCAAGGACGCCAAGAAGCACACCGACAGCCTGAAAGCTGATTGGGGCGACTTCGTAGGCACTACGACCACCACCGGCGCAAAGGTGGACGCCCCGCCCACCAACACCGGCTCCAAAATGACCAAAGAGCAAATTTTTGCAATCAAGGACGCTGGCGAACGCCAGGCTGCGATTGCTGCAAATGCCGACCTGTTTACAGGCGGCGGAAAGGACTAATACATGGCAGCAAAAGAAAATATCACCATGACCACCGATATCACCGTAGCCGCGCGTGAAATCGACTTTGTGACCCGTTTCCAGCGCAACTGGGACCATCTGCGCACCATTCTGGGCATCATGCGCCCTATCCGGATGCAGCCTGGCACCGTGCTCAAAAGCAAGTATGCACAGGGCACCCTGCAGAGCGGCACCGTGGGCGAGGGCGAAGAGATCCCGTTCAGCAAGTACACCGTCAAGGAGAAGGAGTACGGCAAGATCACCATCGACAAGTACGGCAAGTCTGTCACCCTTGAGGCGATCCAGAATTACGGCTACGATGTCGCCGTGCAGAAGACCGATGATGAGTTCCTGTACGACCTGACCGCTCTGGTAACGGATAAGTTCTACAAGTTCCTGAACACCGGCACCCTGAAGGGCACTCCCAAGACCTTCCAGATGGCGCTGGCACATGCCAAGGGCGCGGTCGAGAACAAGTTCAAGACCATGCATCGCACCGTGACCGGCGTTGTTGGCTTTGTCAACGTGATGGACGTGTACGACTATCTGGGCAATGCCAATATCACCGTGCAGAACCAGTTCGGCTTCCAGTACATCAAGGACTTCATGGGCTACAACACCATCTTCCTGCTATCCGACGGTGAGATCGCGAAGGGAAAGGTTATTGCCACCCCGGTAGACAACATCGTCATGTACTATGTGGATCCTGCGGATAGCGAGTTTGCCCGCGCAGGTCTGGTCTACAGGACCGCAGGCGAGGCAAGCAACCTCATTGGCTTCCACACTCAGGCAAACTACAGCACCGCAACCTCCGAGAGCTACGCCATTATGGGCGTGACCCTGTTTGCTGAGTATCTGGACGGTATCGCTGTCGAGACCATTACCCCGGGCGAGTGATCGCCCCTTTGTAAGGAGGACGCCTCATGACTGTACCGGAGCTGTGCGTCTACACGCACAATTTTTTTGACCGGGCGGACGACCCCGTTGCCGGGGAGTTTGCCTTTGAGCCGGACACCGTGCCCGCCGGGGTAATTCCGGGGCAGTATTTCCTCGTGTGCGGATCCATCTTCAATAATGGCGTGCACAAAGCCGGGGACGGCGATCTGACCGCCGAGACATTCACCGGGACGGTGCAGCCTATGCGCGTGCCGCCTGACTTCGTGGCGCTGGCCGAAAAGATTGACGCATACGACAAGGCACTCCCAGCCGGTGGCGTGTATGTGTCCCAGTCCTTTGCCGGGTGGTCCGGCACGATGGCTACAGGCGCGGACGGCCTGCCTGCAGACGGCAAGACCCGCTATAAATCCGAGATCAATCATTGGAGGAAAATGTGACATGGTCAATCCGTTCACTGCATCCACCGTGATGCAGAGCTTCACCCAAAAATACCGTTTTCAGACCCGCAACTATGAGCCGGACGGCGTGGGCGGCTTTGTGTCCGGCTGGCAGGACGGCCCCGAGTTTGAGGCTGTGGAGCGCCACGACACCACCGTGGAAGCTCAGGTGGCGGAGCAGGCTGACACTGCTTCCACCTATACGCTGCTGGTTAACACGGGTGTGCCGCTGGCCTTCCCGGACTACATCAAGCGGGTAAGTGATGGTCAGACCTTCCAGATCACCAGCGCGGCAGATGAGGGCAAAGCCCCGCCAGAATCCGGCATGGGACTGCGGGCCGTCAAGTGCAAAAAGGCGGTGCTGCCTTGATGGGACCGTCTGAGAGCATCAACCGGGCGCTGAACACGTTTTTCAACGGCTTTGGCATTTCGGGTTATCTGGAAGATAACATACCTCCCGGCGCAGAACTGCCGTATCTGACCTACAAGCCCACCATCCCCGGCGGGTGGAACGAGTCGGCATCCTTCCACGCCCGGCTGTGGTACCCCAGCAAGGGCGGCAGGGCCCCCATCCTGCAAACCGAAGATACGATCAGCGCGGCTCTCGAGGACAGCAAAACGCTTTCCTGTGAGGGCGGCGCTATTCTTTTGCAAAAAGGCACCCCATGGGCGCAGCCTCTTGACAACCCGCCTGAAGGGTATCTGTGCGAATATCTCAATTTTGAAATCACGCAATTTTGCGAGTAAGGAGCAATATGGCAAGAAAATTTTCCAAAATTTCACAGAAAGCATTCGAGTCCATGCAGATCAATGCCGGCGTCGTGCTGAACAAGTTTGACCCGACCGGCGCGACCGAGATCCAGGATGCAGACATCATCTGCGCCACCTCCGGCGGCGTGACGGCAGAGTGCAAGCCTAACATCACCGACCTTGGAGATGATGTGGACAACTGCCAGAAAAACACCGCAGAGCTGATGCAGATCGAGGACTACGACTGCACGCTGGCCTTTACAGCCCTGAACGTCACAACGGATGTTATCAAGCTGGCGCTTGGCGCAGCGGATGTGAGTGAAAAGAAGGTCACACCCCGCATGACGCTGGACCCGACAGCAAGCACCGGCGATTTCAAGGACATCTGGTGGGTCGGCGACACCATCGACGGCGGCTTTGTGGCCGTCAAGCTGATGAATGCACTCTCCACCGGCGGTCTGTCTCTCAAGACCACAGACAAAGGCAAGGGTAATTTGTCCATCACTCTGACCGGCTGCCCCCGGATGGGCGACGACACCGTGCCTATGGAGTGGTATTACAGCCCCAAGGCCGCAGCATAAGGAGGACACCGTATGAAAACACTGAACCAGATGGACGAAACCGAATTTCTGCGCCGCTGCTGGCTGATTGCCGACGCCGTTTCCGACCTTTTGGAGAAATCCAAAGTCAACGAGCTGCGCAAGGTACTGCCTGTGCTGACCGGCAAGGAGACCCCGGAAGAGCTGGAAAAGAAAAAAGATGAACAGGCCAAGAAGAACATCAAGGCCATGTGCAAGGCGCTCTTGTTCGATAACGCAGAGACGACTGCAAAGCTGCTGCCCTTGCTCTATGAGCCGGATGTGGACGAGGACGGCAAGCCTGAGACCATGACCCCGTTCAAGACCCTGCGGGTCATCACCGCCACCGTGGAGGATAAGGACGTGCTGGATTTTTTGTCCTCGTTGGTGAAGTTGGCGCAGACGGATATCGGCGCTTAACCTCCACCATCCGGCTGGATATGCTGCACTTGATCGGTAAGCCGTACATTATGCAGCATTGCATCATTGCGTCAAGACGGGAGCAGCTCGATATCAGCTACAGGGCGTATATGACGGACGCTCTGGCGCACCTTATAGGCGCAGAAGAGCGGTGGTATGACATGGTGGCTGGGCTTGTGGAAAACCGCCCACAGCCGCCGCAGCCGTACGCTGATGAAGTGATAGCACGCATTAAAAATGGCTTGAACGGGGGTGATGGAACCTGAAACTTTTTGAATTGAGCGCCACCCTCGGGCTGGACGACAGCGCATACCGGCAGGGCGTGGAAGAGGCAAAGTCTCAGACTAAGACCGCTGTCTCCACCATGATGAAGGATTATAACCGGCTGTACAGTGAGGTCATTCACCTTACGGCAGCCTATCAGAAATCACGGAAAGAGACCGGGGAAGCCTCCAAAGAAACTAAGGAATTTGCCCAGAAGCTGAAAGAAGCTCAGGCCCAACTCAATACCACGGCACAAGGGCTAAGGACTGCGGAAGGGTACATGAACAGCTTTGGGGATGCCGCATCGGGGTCCAGCAAGTCTCTGGCCGGTGCTATTGCACAAGGCACAGTCATGGCGGGCATTTTCTCGAAGCTCGGCTCCGCTGCACTCAGTGCCGCAAAGGGCTTTATCCAGAGCGGAATTGACTATAACGCCCAGATCGAGAGCTACACCGTTGGGTTTACCAATATGTTAGGCAGCGCAGAAGCCGCACAACAGGCAATTGACCAGATCCAGCAGGATGCAGCACGCACACCGTTCAGCGTGGAAGCTCTTACACAGGCAAATCAGCTGCTGATCGGCGCAGGTGAAAACGCCACCTACGCTGAAAAAACGATCATGGCATTGGGAAATGCCGTATCGGCTACAGGCGGAAGCAATGCGGAGCTGTCCCGTATGGCAGCCAACTTACAGCAGATTGCCAATGTCGGCAAAGCCTCCGCAATCGACATCAAGCAGTTTGCTTATGCAGGCATCAATATTTACGGTCTGCTGGCCGACTACACAGGCAAGTCCACCGCTGAAGTGCAGAAAATGACTATCAGTTATGATCTTCTGACCCAGGCCCTACAGGCTGCGTCGGAAGAAGGTGGACGCTACTACGGCAGCATGGACACCCAGAGCCAGACCATGAATGGCCGCGTGTCTACCCTGCAGGACAATGTAAAGCAGCTGGCGGGATTGCTGACCGGCGATTTATCCAGCGGCGTCGGCGTTATAATCGGAAATCTGAATGATCTGATCGTAAAGGCGCAGGAAGCCTACAAAACGGACGGCTGGATTGGTCTCGCAGGCGCGATTACCGGCCTGACGGAGCCTATCAACACGGCAAAAAACGCTTTCAAGGACTTCGCGAGCAAATCCACCACATGGCTGGATCAGCTGAGCTATAAGCTCAACCGTTTTCTCGGAAAAGCGGCCACGGCTGACTTCGATACCTACGAAGAGTACGCGGATGCAAATAACCGGCAGAGCAACCGTAACAGGTTGCGGCAAAACGCCTTAAAAGGCGTTGGCATCAGCAACAAAAGCTGGTCTGAGCGTCAGGCAGAGCTGGCGGCAGCCAATGGCAGTGGGGGCAGCTCTATCGTCACCACAGGCGGTGGCGGCGGCAAAAAATCCACAGGAAAAAAATCCACCACCGAAAAGGTCATTGCGTCGGTGTCCAACACCGTCACGACCAGCGCCATGAACGCGCTGGGTGCCGTGACCACCAGTGTGGAGACCCTGCAGGAAAAGGTCAAAGACTCTGCGGGCAAGATCAAGGACCGCGTGACCACGACCACAACCGAGACCGGCAAGGAAATGGTCAACGGCGTAGCTACCACCTACAAAAAGGTCAACACCGTTGTTGACGGCGTAGTCACCAAGACCACCAAGGTCTATGATGACATGTCAAAGGTGCTCACCGGAACCCTGACCAAGGTGGCGGAAAACACTTTTGCGGGCATCACCACCAAGGTGCAGGAAGCCACCGAGACCTACGCCGACGGCTCCGAGCACGTCAAGCGCACCGTGACCGAGACCGGCGAGCGCATCGTCAACGGCGCAGCGGAGACCTACGAGAAAGTCGTCACCTATGTGGACGGCGTCAAGGATAAGGCCACAGAGACCGCAACCGCTATTGACAACAGCGTCAAGGGCGTGCAGAGCCGCATCGAGCAGTATTTGTCCGGCGCTTCCGAGGAGTCCGGCAAGGGCATTTTCGGCATTATCAAAAACATCGTGAATGACGCCAAAAATCAGGACTGGGGCGGCATCGCGCTGGATATCACCAACCTGATCTGGGGCGAAGTGTCGCAGGGTCAGCGCGAAGTGATCTCCAAGTGGTTTGTTGACGCCATGGGCGCTGTCAACGAAGCCTATTCCGGCGGCGGTCTGAGCAATGCTTTTGATGCAGTCAAGGCCATTTTCGGCAACGGCATCACCAAGAATGCAGACGGTGTGACCATGGCAATCAAGGGCGTCACGACCGAAGTAAAATCTCTGGGCGAGATCGTCAACGGCCTTGCCGGATCCGGCGGCGTAGGCGGCGCAATCGGCTCGATCATTCAGAGCTTTTCCGGCATGGCAAGCGGCATCACATCCGCACTGGGCGGTATCGTTTCCTTTGTCGCCGCGAACCCCATCCTTGCGCTGATTCTCGGTCTGGGCGCGGTCGCGGGCGGCATCGGCATTGCCGCGTTGGCAAACAGCCGGAAGAACAAAGCCCCGGTCAGCCACTACCGCAGCCCCTTTGAGGACGCCGGCGTTTACGACAGCCTGAGCGAGTTCTCCACCCGCGCGGCCCTACAGTACCGCGTTACCGGCCAGCAGTCCATTGTTGACCGGCAGACCAGCATTCTGGAACGCATTGAAGGGATGCTGGACGAGCATCTGCCAGACATCGGCAAGGGTCAGGTGGTCATGGATTCCGGTGAGCTGGTGGGCGTTATTTCGCCCAGGATGGCACAAAATGTTGACGCGCGCATTGGTGTGACCGTGACACGGAAAGCGAGGGGCGTGTAATGGCAAAACTTCTGGGCGCAAAAATCGGCGATTACCACACCCTGACAGACTGGGGTCTGTATCTCAAAGTTGGCAGCCCAAAGATCAGCGATGCAGAGGTAGACGAGTATCTGGTGCAGGTGCCCGGCTCTGATACGCTGCTCAACCTGACGGATGCACTGGATGGCCGCCCGCACTACAAAAAGCGTACCATCACCATGGAGCTGCTGTGCAGGGCACCAAAAAAGACCTGGTCGAATCTTTACAGTCAGATCGCAAACGCCATCCATGGCAAATGGCTACAGTGCAAATTCGACGATGACCCGTCTTTCTATTGGGAGGGGCTGTGGAGCGTGTCTATGACACGCAACAGGTTTTCCAGTGCATTCACCATCACGGGCACCTGTGATCCATTCAAGCGCAGCGTGTACGACGGCTCTGATGACTGGCTGTGGGATGACCTTGTATTTGATACGGCAATTATCCGCAATTATACGGATATCCAGCTCAAAGCCAACAAGGACATCACCGTAACCGTCACCGGTGCACCAAGAGCGGCCGGCATCTACTTCAAGCGCAGCGAGACCGCCGCCGACATTGCGGTGTCCCTCAATGGCTTTGAGGTAGGCATTCTGGCCAAGTCCACCGACTGGCAGTATATCGAGGGCCTTACCATGCCGGATGGTGTGGTGGGCACCCTTGTTTTCGCTGCATCGGAAAACTGCAGCATCAGCATCAAGTATTTGGGGGCAAGCCTATGAGCTACAAAGTTTATGCTGGTGTGCAGACGGATGTAGACACATGGGAAACCAAGGTCTGTATCCACGATATCAGCGATATTACCGACACGAAAAAGCTAATCAGCCCCACGCTGACCCGCGAAGTGGGTAAAGCTGGTTCATTTGAGTTCACCATCCCGCTGGGCAACGTGGCGCACTCGGCGCTGCAGAAACTCCGCACCACCATCTCGGTGGAACAGGACGGCGAGATCATCTGGGAAGGCCGTCCCATGAGCCACGAGCAGGATTTTCTGCTCCGGCAAAAGGTCTACTGCGAAGGAGAACTGGCCTATCTCAATGACAGCGCTCTGGCTCCCTACACGGCAAAGAATGTCACCATCCGGGATTTTCTCACCTTCCTGTGCGAAAATCACAGCCAGCAGGTGGACGCATACAAAAGCTTTGTCTGCGGAAATGTGAGCGTCGGAGAGCGCTATCTTGTCCCTGTACAGGCGGGCTGCTATTTCAAGCAGGGTAGTGTGAGTTATGACGATGATGGAGATCATATTTATGATTGGCATCTGATGTCGAAAAGCGGGAAAACAATCGTAAGTTCGTATTTCAGTGGCATTAAGGGCGACTCCACAAAACCGCCATCTTTCAGCTGGGCGATCGGTGAACCCCACTATAATTCCGGCGGATACAACGGCGGAATTATGGTGACCCGTACGGGAGATAACTTATTTTCCGTCATGCTGAACGCCGTGTATTCGGCAAACGGAAAAACGTACAAAGCAGATATTTCTATTAAGAGCGCCAAAATTGAAAGCGCTTTGCACTCGATCGACTTCGGAAACCGCGCAGTTTTTGACATGAGCAATGCAACGATTGCTCCGAAGATTTCCGTCACTAAAAAGTCTGACGGAAGATATGAGGTCTCCATAAACGGGGCTGTTGACCCGGATTTTTCTGTGACGGAGCAAGACGCACTGTATGATTTCGGTGACGGCAAAAACAGCGGTGTCACATGGGACACTCTGCAGGACGAGCTGGTGGAAAAGTACGGCGGGTATCTGATCGTGCGCCACAGCAACGGCACCCGGTATCTGGATTATCTCGACCAGATCACCGAAAAGAACCCGCAGCCCATTGCGTTTGGAACAAATCTTTTGGATCTGACCAGTTACGTCAAGGCCGAGGACATCGTTACCAGGGTCGTTGCAGTTGGCAAGCAGACGAGCGGATGGTTTATCTGGGAGACGACAAAAACTATCACGGCAACTGCGAACGATCTTACAGCACAAAAGCTTTTCGGCATCATCACGCGCGTGATCGTCGTTGATGGCACGGCCAGTACGCTGCAATCTTTGCAGGATGCAGCGGACGAAGAGCTTGCAAACAACCTACGATATCTGGACGGCATCACAGTGAAGGCTGTGGATCTGAAGGATGCAGGCATTGATATCGGTCGCATCGGATTTGGGAAGATGACCCACATCTATTCCGGCCCGCACGGGGTCGATACATGGCTTTTGTGCTCCAAGCTGGTGGAACCGCTGGATGCACCGGACAAGAAGGAGTTTACACTTGGCGTCGAGTTTTCCAGCATTAGCGACCTGCAGGCCCTGAGTGCCCGGAAAGCGGGCGACGCCTACGACCTGAGCCGCGCCCTGAAGGGTTACGCTGTTGCAAAGGGGTGATTTTACGGATAAGACATTTGACGAAGCAATCGCTGGGATTCGCACCGCAGAGCGCGGCGTGGAAGTCCGCGAGGACATCGCACAGGGCATGGAGTACGTTAAGCAGTACGCCGAGGAAGTGACAGGCCAGCAGCAGGCCGCCCTGCAGGCCGCTCAGACCGCCACCGGAGCAGCCAGCACCGCGGCGGAAAAGGCCGCAGCAGCTGCAGAGAGCGAAAGCATGTCCAAGACTGCCGCCGCCAACGCGGACAAAAGCGCACAGTCAGCGTCCGCAGACGCAAAGAGCGCGGGAAGCTCTGCCGCTTCTGCTGAAGAAAGCGCGAACAGGGCTGCGGCCATTGTGAGCACCGACAAGACGCTGAGCATTGAGGGTGCCCCGGCTGACGCAAAGGCTACTGGTGACGCGCTGGCCGAAAAAGTGGGCAAGGATGTCATCCTCGACTCTGAGGGCAACGTGATTTTCTACAGCAAGACCAAGGTGGACGCGCTGCTGAAGGCAATGCAAACCACGCTGCAGCAGCAGATCAGCGCGGCATCCGCGATCACCGCCAGCGGTAACGGTTATATCCGTTTCTCGGACGGCACGCAGATCTGCTGGAATACAGCGAAGCTGACCGACCGGAGCACCTACCATGTTTTCGCGTTCCCCGTGCCGTTTATCGATACTACTTATGCGGTTGCTGGCATGAAAACTTCATCAATCAGTGACACGGATTCCAATAACTTTTACGTTAACAAAAAAACAACGGATAGAGTGGAAATCAAAGGTGCTTACAACCGATACAACGATGACCCGTATAGTACCTTGATCGTAATCGGGCGCTGGAAATAAGGAGGTGCCTACATGGATATTACACTCGGGTATACCATTGCAAAGCCTGTTATGACGCAGGCACAATGCGATGCATATACCGCTATGGCAGACGCTGTAACCGCCCACAACGCTGCTTGCGGCGTTGGCAGTATGCGATGGCGTATTGAGGATAAAGAGCACTGCTACGCCATCGCAGAGGATGGAATCGTACAGCCGCCCACCGCCGAAGAGCTCGCCGCGCAGGAGGAAGAGCGCAAAAAACAGGAAGCAAAGGATAAGCTGCCGGAGACGGTGGCGGCACTGCAGGAAGATAGCAAGACGCTGAAAAAAGAAAACGAGATGCTCAAACAATGCTTGCTTGAAATGAGCGAGATTGTGTATGCATAAAATCACACAAAAAATCGAAAGGATGGTATTTATGATGGCGATGTTGTGGGCACAGGAAATTATGTCTGCTGAGACTGTGGAGGAGGCAAAGGCACTGTATAAGCGCTGCCCCCGCCTGCTGAAGGAGAAAGTCAAAGCAATTCTTATCAAGAGCGGCTTTGAGGAGATTGTACAGGAGAAGTAAGCGATGGAAAAACTTTTGGAATTTCTGGCTTGGCTGGTGAAGGCGCTCTTTGGCAGGGACAGCGAAAGTCCTGCGCCGGAAACGCCCAGAGAGACTCCCGTTGAGGAGGCCGTCACCGGATGGGAGGGCGACCCGCCATACCGGTACATCGACGTGAGCCGCTATCAGGGTGCGATCGACTGGGCGCAGGTGGCAGCGGCAGGCTACAAGGGAGCGATGCTCAAGACGGTAAGCACCAACCGCAAGCTTTCCAAGCGGGCAGACGGCCTGTACATCGACCCCACCTTTGAGGACAACTACAAAAACGCCCGGGCTGCCGGGCTGGACGTGGGCGTCTACTACTACACCTACGCCACCAGCGAGGCGATGGCAGATGCAGAGCTGGCCCTTGTGCGAGAAGCCGTGCGGGGCAAGGAGCTTACCATGCCCCTCGCGGTGGACGTGGAGGAAAACAAGCTCAAGCAGCTGTCCACGCTTGATCTGTCCAACCTTACCGCTTACGCGCTGGAACAGGTGGAGCGGATGGGTTTTTACGCCCAACTGTACACCTACACCGGTTACAAGTACGAGCTGGACATGGCTCGGCTGTCCTCTCGGTGGGACGTCTGGCTTGCCGACTACACCGGCAAGACGCCCAACGTGACGTTTAACTACAACGCTCACCAGCACACCAGCAAGGGCAGCGTGCCGGGCATTACGGGCAACGTAGACCTCAACGTCACCACCCTCAACTACCCCCGTATCATCCGCAAGAATGGTCTGACCCGTCTCCGGGAGGGTAAATGAGCGAAAAAGAAGCTTTACTGTGGGTGCTGGGCATCCTGGGCAGCCTGTGCGCTGCGGTCATCACCATCGACAAGGTGCTGGACATCATCCACAAGTACGTCAAAAATGCACAGGCCCCCGACGATGCGCAGAACAAACGGCTTGACGAGATGGACAAGCGCTTGCAAACGCTAGAAACGGGCTATGCGCAACATTCTTTGGCGCTTGGGCGCGATTTGTCCCGCTTCGGGGAAATCGACGAAGTAAACCGCCTGACGCTTGAAGCCGTTCGTGCCCTGTTGGAAGCACAGCTGACCGGAAACAACGTGCCCGCTATGCAGGCCAGCAAGGAAAAAATCGATAATTACCTCATGGAAGGAGTAACAAAACATGGAAGCAATGTTTAATTTTATCCCCGCACCCATCGCACTGGTACTGATGTTCATCGGCTTTGCCGCGCTGGCCGTTGGTGCCATCCGGCTGGGCTACAAGCAGTACGTCAAGCAGTGGGCGGTGGAACTCGTGACCATCGCTGAGGACAGCATCATGGGCAGCGGTCAGGGTGCAAAGAAAAAGGCACAGGTCTTTGCCGCGCTGCGCGGCGCACTGCCGGACTGGCTGAAGCCTTTTATCACCGATGAAGTGCTGGACAGCGTGATTGAAAGGGCTGTCAGCATGATGAAAAAGGCACTGGCAGAAAAGAAGCCTACCATCAACAAGGAGTAAAGCATGATTGAGCAAAGCGTATCTCTCGCATCCAATGGCGTCGTCAAAGTGCCGGGCTATGAGCAGCTGGTGCGCTTTGGCTACACCAAGAACCGGGGCGTGTACCGCCTTGCCGTCACCGCCACCGGCGAGTGGGCAGGGCTGGCTATCCGCTGCTTCTGGCACGTGCCGAACGGCAAAGACCCGGCATCCTCGCTGGTGGTAGACGGCTATGTGGACGTGCCCGCCAGCGTGACCGCCCAGCCCGGCAATGGGTGCATCACCTTTGAGGGCAGCGACGGCACAAAGACTGTGACCAGCGCAGATCTGCGGTATCGTGTCAGCGCCAACAGCGGCACGGAGGATGGCACCACGCCGGAACCGGGCACCCCTGCATGGCAGCAGCTGGTGGATGCCGTGCACACCGATGCCACCGCCGCAGAGCAGGCCAAGACCGATGCACAGACGGCAGCCAGTGAAGCCGCCACCAGTGCGGGCAGTGCAGACCAGAGCGCTCAGGAAGCCGCTGACAGCCTGCAGGAGCTGAAGGACGGCATCGAAAGCGGGAACTTCAAAGGTGAGAAAGGTGACAAGGGCGACACTGGCCCCATCGGGCCGGTTGGCCCGCAGGGTGAGCAAGGCCCTCAAGGCCCCACTGGTGCTACCGGAGCCACCGGCCCACAGGGCGAGACTGGGCCGCAAGGCAAGCAGGGTCCTCAGGGCATTCAGGGCGAGCGTGGCCCGCAGGGTACACAGGGGCCGCAGGGCGAAAAGGGTAATACCGGCCCGCAAGGCCCTAAAGGCGAGACCGGCCCTGCCGTAGCACTGGACACCTCCCTCACCCACGAGGGCGAAGCCGCTGACGCAAAAGCCACAGGTGACGCTATCAGCGCAGTAAAGGCCCGGCAGAACGTCCTCACAGGCAGTGAAACAGGCAATCCTATCTCCGTTGACGATGCTTTCCCTGTGCCCCTGTGCGGCCTGACAGTGTACGGTAAGAGCACGCAGGACGGCACACCCACGCCGGATGCACCGGTGCCTATCGTGAGCGCTGGTGACGGCGGGAGCGTGGTGGTGAAGGTGACGGGGAAGAACCTGTTTTACGAACAGGGGTTTCAAGAATATTTTATCAACTCGGTAGCAGACAGCGTTGGTTTGGCCGTCGGAAATGTATCAAGTGTTTTGCAAGTGGTTACAGGAGCTAAATACTATGTTACGAGAAACAAAATTGGAACTAAATTCCGTGTTGCGGTCGTAGATGCACTACCCACTAAAGGCTCTGTGGTTCGTCCGTCTAGCGCTATAAACGCGGATTCAAAACGACAAGTAGAAATTTCTGCCACATCCAAGTACATGGTCATTCAATGTGAGGATGAAGCAGCTTTCAGTGAGCTAATGGTGTCGTTGGATTCATCCATCGCCTACTCCCCCTACCGTGAACAAATCCTCACCCTGCACACTCCCACTGGCCTACCCGGCATCCCTGTCACCTCTGGCGGCAACTACACTGACCCGCAGGGCCAGCAGTGGATTTGCGACGAGGTGGACTTGGAGAGAGGGGTGAAGGTGCAGAGGGTTTACAAGGTCGATGTTGACGGTGAAAACGTTAAGTTTGTTCAAGCCGGCGACTACGCCAATCTTGTATCAAGAGGAATGCCAATCGCCTTGTATAACCAGGGCCAAAAAATATACGCAACCAGTACGTTTACTAATTTATCGTGGTTTTACAATACGGTAAATGGACAGTTCTTATATCTGATAGCGGCTAACCTTGCCGACCAGCTCAACGCGTCTTGCAAAAAGCAGCTGGGAAAAGTCTATTACGTTCTCGCCACCCCCATCGAAACTCCGCTCACTCCTGCCGAGATTGCCGCCTACAAAGCCATCACCGCTTACGCGCCCGACACCGTGGTTCAAGCGAGCGACGGTGCGGGGGTCAAGCTGGACTACCAGCGGGACGTAAATCTCGTCGTCAAAAATCTTGAGGACGCCATTGCGTCCATGACTACCACATAAGGAGGTACTTATGGCAATTAAATCCAAAGCCCGGCACGACCTGACACTGCGCTCCATCAAGCGGGAAATCGCCGCTGGACGTGACGTGGAATACTGGCTGGACAAAGCGTACACCCATCTGGACAGCGGTCTGCTGACAGAGGACGACATTGCAGAGGTGGAAGCCCTTGCACAGGCGTACTACGATGCGCTGGACGCGGAGGACAAGGCGAGCGCTGAGGAAATCACACAGTAAGGAGGATATCATGGCAAGCACTACATACGAGCATTTTGTTGACACCAACAAAATGTTCGCCTCACAAGAACAATTTCGTGGCCTCACGAAAACATACTATCTCGGCAATGTCAACAAACTGGTGACGTTTTGTCACCGTTTTGCCAGCATTGGCAGTATGGTGCGCAACGCCGGACAGCTGCCGCAGCCTTTCTGGCTCGGTGCTGCCTGTGGCGGCGGCTCGTGTGGTGCTGCCCGCTGCGCTGCAAGGACTTGACCGACAGCAGATGATCGCCGCCATCAAAAACGCACCGCTTGGGAGGGTTGACCGTAAGATAGCCTTACTGCGGTACGTTGAGCGGCTTCCGCTGCCGGACATTGCAGCACAAACACATTATAGTCGGACGGCGATTGGCTACCGGCTAAAAAGCATTGACAAAATGCTGGATGTGTTGTAAAATAATACCAACAAAATCCACCCGGCCTCTCGAAGAAGCGCATTAGGGTGGATATCTGAACCCGTCAAGCCTCTCAACGATGCGTATCATGGCGGGTCTTTTAAGATGATGCAGTCTCTCGCCCGCCTACTTATAGCGCGTACCATGTGGGAGACGCATAAAGCCCCCGGTGTTCCGTTTGGAGCATCGGGGGCTTTATTATTTGAGATATTCCCGTAGTGCCTGTAGGATAAGTTGCTCTGATGGATAGGCTCAAAGGCCTTGCCGCATATCACACTCACCCTTGCAAGTCGGCGATGGCAACACCGCAGGCATTTGCGATTTTTTCGAGGGTGTTTACTCTCGGGACAGCCTTCCCGGATTCCGCATATTGGATGGTTGCAGTGGACAGCCCGGTCTTTTCTGCCAGCGCCCGGATGGTCAGCCCGGCGTTTTCTCGAGCGGCCTTGATTTTTACGGCAGATACGCCGAGTGTCTTATAATCGGGCGACATATACCCGACTTGGAACATGTTCTGCTGCTGCAACGGCAATGCTTTGAGCGCAAAGCTGGTATCCACGTCCTCAAGGTCTACATCCTTCAAGACGTAGGAGCAGGCATTGTCAAGCTCTGGGGTTATCTTATGGAGCTTGTGCGCCAGCGTAATTTTCATCATCACGCCGCGCATCGGGAACCGTGTCGCATTGTCGAGGTCTGCCTGATTCACATGGTCAGGCGTGCAGGCTTCATCGAGCAGGCGGTAGAGCTTGCCGAGATTGCGGATGGTATTGTTTTCCATTTTGTCCTCCTAATTCATTTGTTCAGCATTTCCATCACGGCATTGTAATGGCTTTCGTATTCTTCACAAACAGCAAGCTCTTTTTCGACTTTTGCTTTCTGATAGACCCGCTCTTCGCCGTAGATCTCGTTCTCGATCGCGTCGGGAATCTCAACGAGCGCTTTCTGCTTCTTTCCATTGGCCATTACATACACGCCGAATGCGTAATGCACGTTCTCCGGCCAACGGCCGATCTGCTGCTTGTAGGCACCCGCCTTCATTTCCTGCCCGTTCACCAGCAGGGAATTGATGGTGTACTGCCACTTATGGCAAGGGACTGTAACCTCGTTTCCGTCATTCCAGAGGGTTTCTTCGGTGATGACTTTTTTGTCAATGTCGAGTTCGATTTTTGCGCCGCGGGCGGTATTCCAAGAGTATTTCATTTTTTTGTTCCTCCATCTGTATTTCTTTTTAACACCATCATTATACCACAAAACTAATACAAGCGATACAGGCATAGTCACCAGACTATGCCTTATTTTTTTGTCTATTTTGTATCAGTTGTATTAGTTTTAAACGAGCCGAAATCAAGATTTAATCAAGCGTTTTTGCCTTTCGTTGTGTGTTCGTTGTCTCTCAGCTTCCATTAAAAAGGTAAATTAAGCGCAAAGGGAGGGGGTGCCATGTGGCACAAGTTTAACCCAAACCCCAACGGCAGCAGCGTCGGGGACTGCGTAGTGCGGGCGGTAGCTGCGGCCACCGGTCAGAGCTGGGAGCAGGCGTATATTGCGCTGGCGCTCACCGGCTACGCCCTCGGCGATATGCCCAGCGCCAACCGCACATGGGGCGCGTACCTTCAAAAGCGCGGGTTCAAGCGCCGCATGGTGGAAGCGGACTGCACCACCTGTTACACCGTGGCAGATTTTGCCCGGGAGTACCCGCGCGGCGTGTATGTACTGGGCTGCTCTGGCCACGTCCTGACCGTCATCGACGGCGTGTGGTGGGACAGCTGGGACAGCGGCGCGGAATGCCCGATCTACTACTGGTACAAGGAGGAATAAACGATGCCTTATAATCCGTATGCGTATCAGATGCCAACATACTACGGCCAGCCAATGCCAGACAACCTCACTCAACTCAGGCAGGGAGTGGGCTATCAGTCTCCCATGATGCAGCAGCCGACAGCACAGACAGCACAGGCTACGCCCTCCATCATCTGGGTACAGGGAGAAGAGGGGGCAAAAGCCTATATGGTCGCCGCAGGCAACAGCGTGTTGCTGATGGACAGCGAAAATAGCGCTTTTTACATCAAGAGCACCGACGCCAGCGGGATGCCGCTGCCTCTCCGCGTCTTTGACTACAAGGAACGCACCACGGCGACAAAAATGCCCCCTCAGACGGCGCAGCAGCCCGGCGGGGAATTTGTCACCCGAGCAGAGTTTGACGCTCTGGCAGCCCGCTGTGCGGCGCTGGAAAAGCAAGAGCCCGCAAAGCCTGAAACGGAGGTCAAGTAATTATGGCAAACCCTCTTTTTAACGTTCTGAGCGGCGGTATGCCTACCATGTCCGGCCCTATGGGCCAGTTCGGACAGATGATGCAGCAGTTCCAGCAGTTCAAGGCCAACTTTCAGGGCGACCCAAAAGCAGAAGTGCAAAAGCTGCTGCAATCCGGCAAAATGTCACAAAACCAGCTGAACCAATTACAGGCGATGGCGCAACAGTTTCAGCAGTTTCTTCATTAAGTCGTAACCGTGGCCACGGTTCAAGCATAAAAATCATTCAAAACAAACGAAAGGAGTACAAAAATGTCTCTTTCTTCCGATTCTGCGGTTCTGACCATGCCTGTTCAGCCCGCAAACACCAACGGCGGCAACGGCTTTGGCTTTGGCAATGATGGCGCATGGTGGATCATCATCTTGTTCCTGTTTGCCTTCTGCGGCGGCTGGGGCGGCAACTGGGGCGGCAATGGCAACACCGGTTCCGGTGTCGTGGACGGCTACGTCCTGACCTCCGATTTTGCCAACGTCGAGCGCAAGATGGATGGTATCAACAACGGCATGTGTGATGGCTTCTACCAGCAGGCGCAGCTTGTCAACGGCGTGCAGCAGACCGTGAATAACGGCTTTATGTCCGCAGAGATCAGCCGTGCAAACCAGCAGGCGGCGTTCATGCAGCAGCTGTTTGCCATGCAGATGCAGCAGCAGGAGTGCTGCTGCGAGAACCGCTCTGCCATTCAGGGCGTCAACTACAATTTGGCCACCCAGTCCTGCGAGACCCGGAACACGGTGCAGAACACCACCCGGGACATCATCGACAACCAGAACCAGAACGCCCGCGCCATCCTTGACGCCCTGACCGCACAGCGCATCGAGGCAAAGGACGCAAAGATTGCTGAGCAGGGTCAGCAGCTGTTTGCAGCACAGCTTGCGGCATCTCAGGCAGCCCAGAACGAAACGCTCAAGGCCTACATGAGCGGTCAGCTGGCCTACTACAACCCCCGCCCTGTGCCCGCTTTCTCGGTACCCGCACCCTACCAGTACGGTAACTGCGGCACCGGTTGCGGCTGCAACGGTTGCGCCTAATCGAATAACGGCAGCTTTCGAGGATTTCTCGAATGTTCAGCCCCAGAGCTGATTTTGCAAACCAGAGCGCCGGGGCAAAAGTCCCGGCGTTTTTCTATGAAAGGAGCCGATAAAATGGCTGAATTTAGCAACTCCAACATCGCCATCGTGGCGGCGGGTGAAAATCTTCCCCTGACCGAGACCGCCGTGAAAGCCCCCGCCTGCATCATGCACCGTGAGGGCAGCGGCCTCGTGACCCTGCGTGGTCTGACCAATCAATGCAAAGCACGCTTCAAGGTAAGCTTTGGCGGCAATATCGCCATTCCCACCGGCGGCACTGTGGGACCCATTTCCGTGGCTCTGGCTGTCGGCGGTGAGGCACTTAACAGCGCAACCGCCATTGTCACACCGGCGGCAGTCGAAAATTACTTCAACGTTTTCGTGGCCGCTTTCATCGAGGCGACGCGCGGCTGCTGCGTGACCGTGGCGGTTAAAAACACCAGTACGCAGGCAGTCAGCATTGCAAACAGCAATCTGATCGTTGAGCGGGTAGCATAAGAAAGGAGATAAAGTCATGCTGGATAAACTGAATCATCTGAAGGATGAGATGTGCGACGAGCTCATGGAGCTGACCGACAAAAAGAACCGTTCTCCGGGTGATATCGAGATGATCGGCGAGATCGTGGATATCATTCTGGACATCCACCGCATCGAGGACTACTGCGAGGACGGCGAGTACAGCCGTACAGGCGAGTGGGAAGCCGATATGCGCGGAACCTTCGGCCGTGATGCCGGAAACGGTTACAACAGGGGCAACAGCTACGCCAACCGTGGCCGCCACTATGTGCGCGGGCACTACTCCCGCACGGATGGCCGTGAGCGCATGATCTCCGACATCGAGGGCATGATGCAGGAAGCCACCGGCGCAGAGCGCGATGCATACAAGCGCGCAGCGGACATTCTGCGCAATGCATAAGGGAGGAGGGCGGCAAGTATGGACATCGACGAGATCAACACCCATATTCACAAGCTGAAATGCGGTTCAACGGACTGGCAGAGCGTGGAAAAGCTTGCCGCCCTCTGCACTGTGCGGGACGAGCTGGAAGAAAAGCAGGCACCTGAAACGCAGACTCAGGCATTGCCGCCTGCGACTTATGCGGCGGCGTACTCCACAGCAGCGGAACCACGAAGCGACTTTGTGGCGGCTGCAAGCTCTGTTCCTTTTGGCGGTCTGATACAGGTGCTTGACGAGCACATGAAGGCAATAAAGCTGGTGTACCCGAAAGAGTATGAGCTAGTAATGCGAAAGATTGCCTCTTTGTCTGAGTGACGATGCTCAGTAGGGAGCTTATCTGGGAGTTTATAAGGATTTTTCAGAATTCTTTACGTTATTTTTTCAAAAAAGCGAAATAAAAATCCCACGGTCTACGCTCTGCTTTGAACGTTATACCGTGGGATTTTTCTTAAAATATGGAGCAGGGTACGGGACTCGAACCCGCCGCCTTCTGCTTGGGAAGCAATAAAAATAAACGGCTTAACGAATTATTTCTTTTTATTGGGAGCTTTCTGGGAGCTTGTTGCCTTGAACTTTTTCATTTCTTCTGCAAGATATTCGACATTGTGAGATGTGTAATAATCCGCAGTCGTCGAGAAATCCGCGTGCCCGAGGATGGCCTGCACGGCTGTCGGCTCGGCCTTTCCTTCCACAAGCCGCGTAGCCGCAGTGCGGCGCAGGGAGTGCGGTGTTATAAGCTCGCCCATGTCTTTTCGGTCTACTTTTTCGGGATCCGGATTGATTCCCAGCACGATCATCAGACGGCGAAATGAGTGCTCCACGGTATCGACATTCTTTTTCCTGCCGGTCGATGTCGGCAGCAGAAATTCGCTGCCGAGGCTGCAAAGCATCCATTCAGCCACGATCATCCGTATTGGCTCAAGGATTGGAATGACACGCTGTCGGCCTGCATCGGTTTTTTCACCGCCGATCATGTAACCTTCGTTCAGGTGCACATCATCCCGGCGCATGGAAAGCAACTCATCAATGCGCATACCGGTGTAGGTGAGAACCATTGCAAGCTGCGCGACCTGCCGGAAGCGGTTTCCCTTGCTGTTATCATCTGCAATGGCTTTTATCTTGCCCAACTCGTCATCCGTCAGGGTGCGTTCCTTCTTGGGCGATGGGGCAGGCAAGCGCAGGCCCTCGGCGTAATTGATCGTGATAATATCGTTCTGCATGGCCCACTTGCACAGTTGGCTGAACAGTTGCCGCTGCTTCTCGCACATGCTGCGGGACTTTCCAGCGTCCGCAAGGGCAGTTATCACGGCCTGATAATCCTCGGTTTTAAGCTCCCGCATGGGGCGTTTGTGTAATTCGAGGGCCTTCGCAAAGGCCCTTTCGTAGCTGTCTCGGCCCTTTGGACCGATGTCTTTGTAGTGCAGCTCCTTCCACTTCTCGTACACGTCCCCGAAGGTATACCGCAGGCGCACAACGCTGGTGTGCTTTGCGTTGTAGTCGTCCAGCGCAAGCACGGCTTCTGCAGAGGTCTCGAAACTGCCGATCAGCTCACCGCGACCAGATCTTGCGACCCACGACCTGACACGCCCTTCGTCTTTTTTCTGGTACACTGTGCCGCTGCCCTTTGGACGGCGGCGCTTTTTTCTTTGCTGCGGGGCGGCTTCCGGCTGCTTCTTCCCGCACCACGGACAAAAAGAAGCACCATCCGGGATCTCTTTCCGGCAGCATGGCCTTACGCATTTCATGGCTTACTCCTTTTTCTGCCCGATATATCCGAAGGCACCATTTTCGGCAGCGGCCCTTCCGGCCCTGTAGTTGATTTTCAGGTCGTCAATGGGAGGATGCGGAGCGTCTGGGCATGGGTCAAGGCCCGCGATCTGCGCATAGGTATACTGGTCTATGATGGTCCCGCATACGCTGACCCGGTTATTGAGCGGGCAGTGGAGGTTTGCCGCCATCTCCGATATGACAGCAGGCGGGCTGCTGCCGTGCCGACCCTTTAGAATAAAAAGCAGCAGCCTTTTCGTCAGCGGTGGCAGGTTTACCACGAGACGGCGAAACTCTGCGTTTAGCTCATCGTCGGCCTTGCCGTCATCCGGCACTTTGTACAGATCCGGGTGAAGCATTTCCATGAAAATCGTGATGGGTGACACCCCGCACGCAGTGCACCAGTCCATGATCTCGTCACTGTCCGGGCTGGTGCAGCCTTTTTCCCAGCTCTGCACGGTGCGCTCTCCTTTTTCGATGCGTCTCGCGATCTCCACTTGACTCAATCCAGCAGACACCCGTGCTTTTGCAAGCGCTTTCCCGATTTGGCTCGCCGTAAAATAACTCATACTTTCACCCCCATAAAACCAGTGTGTTTTTAACAAAAAATGGCGCAGAAAAAGTCTGCGCCATTCGACAAATTTTATCCGTATTTTGTTTTCCAACGGCGCATGGTAAAATCTGGATTATAAATCGTAGATGTGCACAAAAGAAAGGAGAAAACAAAATGGATTTTGAGCAAAGAAACGGCAAAGAAGCTGAAATGACCATCATCGACGGAATGCCCGCCAGCATCCTGACCGGCACCGACCACACCCCTGCACCCTGGGAGGAATGAGCCATGAAAGACAAAATGAAGCACTTCAGCACCTATATCCGCGCCGCTCTGGCCTGCTATGTGAGCATGACACCAGATCAGCAAGCCCTTGCTATGATGTACGCGTCCCACAAGATCGCCGCGCTTGACAAGCTGCACGCTGCCGCCGGTGAACCCGGCGGGGATGTAGCCGCTGACCTGTTGCAAAATTTGCAACAGCCTTGCAACCGCGAATAAGCTGAAATGTCAGCGCAAATCCACGTTTTCAGTGGATTTTTCCACAGAAAACAGTGCACGAATGGGAATTGACAAATACAACCAACGGTTTTATAATATGGTTGTGAACAAGTTGACACATCAATATCCCACAGCAGTGGCACCGTATTCCGCTTGGCTTTGGCTAAATCCCTCAAACTCCAGCTGTTCAATCAGACCGGAGCGAGAGAAAGACATGGAATTGATATAATTTTTTGCTCTTATCGCAGCCTGTTCGTCCCAGTCAGCACCACAATGATCTACGGCATAAGTAGCATCTTCTGTGGAATATCCTTCATACTCAAGCTGACCTTCAAGGCTGCTGTAAGAGAATCCCATACCAGCACTCAGGTAGTTTTCGGCAGACCGCAAAGCGTTTCTCTGCCCCATTGTAAGGCCATCATCGGCAGAAATTGACGATTTTATGGACGTGCTGCTCTTTGTTCCGGATGTTGAACTTGTCGTGCTGGAAGAAGGGGTAATCATAATGATGAACACGATCAGCGCAACACTAACAGCGACCGCGCATCCGCATCCGTGACCTTTTTTCTTCTTTTCAGGCTTTTCGTCTGATTCGATAGCTGCTGTCACGGAACCCGAAGCAACAGGTGCTCCACATTCAGGGCAGAATTTTACGTTCTCAATTTCAGCTCCGCATTTGGGACATTTCATAAAACGCACCTCACACATATTAAATTTACATTACATAGGAGGCATCAGAATGAACACCACAGACCGACAAGGCTACATTGACGCAATTATCAAACTGCTGGAAAAGGCAGACCCGCACAAGCTGCGCCTGGTCTGGGTTTACGCCAGCAAGCTAATTAAATAAATCAAGGTAGCAAAAGAAGGGGAACCCTTACGGGTTTCCCTCTTTTTTTTGCAGCTTTCTCGCCATCCGCTCAAGAAATTTCCAGTCTTCGGGCTCCAGCTCGGCCAGAACTTCCACAAACTGCCGTTTGAAGCTGTCTTCTTCGTTCGCCGTAATGTCAGCGAGAAAAGCAGCCAGCTTCTCCGACTGGGTTATCTGGTTGAACATCTCTCCTTCACCGGTCCGCAGCCACGTCTCGTTGACGTTAAACTCGCGGCAGATGTCAGAGATCGTTCGGTCGCTGGGCTCCACTACGTTTACTTCGTAGCTGCCAACTGTATTTCTTTTGAGGTTCAGTCTGTCTGCAAAGGCTTGCTGCGTCAAGTTAACCTGCTTCCGCAGTTCCTTGACTCGTTCGCCGATTGTCATGGAGCTCACCTCCGTGACCTTATTATAGCACAGCGCAAAATGGAAGTCAATGAATTTTGTTTAAGAAATCAACAAAAATACCCTTGACAAATGTTGTTTAATGACTTATACTTGTCATGCAATCAACAAACGCAAGCAAACAGGAGGATAAAAGCATGGAGCGCATGAGCATCGACCAAATCAAATCCGCAGCAGACCCGGTGGCTACTTGCAAGGAGCAGATTCGCCGCTGGAAGATTTCCTACTCCCGCTACTGTGGGAGCCGTAAGGGCGGGATGTACTACGAGGAGAAGATTGCAGAGCTTGAAACTCTGCTGAAAGAGTTGGAGGGCTAAGCGATGGAAGAAGTTAAGAGCCGCCGTCACACTCTGACGGACGAAGATGTAGAACAGCAAATTGCGCTGCTCCGGGATGACCCGGACGTGCGCTTGGCCCAGAAGGCCACCCGCGTGGCGTATCGCCGACGCCGGTATCTGTACAACTTGCAGGCGGACAAGCGGCGCGGCACACAGCTGCGCGAGGCCGGTATCACCTACAAGATGCTGGACGAGCAGGAAAAGCTCATGGGCAGAACGGAGGAATAAACGATGACCAAGACCAATTTTCGAAAGGCGCTTGCAATCGCAGACCTCGGCAAGGCTTACACTTACACCGAACTCAGCCGAAGCGGGAACTCAAACGAGTACCTTTTTCTGCGTGACCACGATGGTTACACGCTCCGAAACGAGACCACCGGTTACACGGTCTTTATGGGCGAGAACCGCAAGTTTGCCGAAGAGATTATGGTACATTGACCCGCCTGATGATGGCCCTGTGGCAGGGGCCGAAACCACCCGGCAGCCAGCCGGGCAAGGTCGTGGGTGCCAACCACAGAAGGAGTTGATTTTATGGCAAAGGCAAAGAAGAACCGCACCGATCTGGCTGCAGAGCGGTACAGCATCCCCATTGACGGAGCCCACGCTGCGGACGCCCTGGTCAACGAGCTGTTTGACTCGTTGGATCCCCGGGACAAGCAGACCTTGCTCTGGATGGGCATGGGCATGGCGGCGGTGCGAAAGAACGACCGAGCCGTCCAGCGTGACGGAGTGGCGTGATGGGAGGTGAAAGCATGGATGATTTAAAATCGCTGATTCCTGTCAGCTACGACAACCCGGAGCGCCCCACGGTGAGCGGCCGGGAGCTGCACGAGTTTTTGCAGGTCGGCACGAAGTACGCCGACTGGTTCAAGCGGATGTGCGAAGGCGGTCTTTTTACCGAGCACGTTGACTTTGAATCTTGCTTCTCAAATTTGGGAAGCGAAAAACAGCACGGTGGTCAGAACAAGGTTGACCACCAACTCACCATCCCGATGGCCAAAGAGCTGTGCATGATCCAGCGCAACGAGCGTGGCAAGCAGGCACGGCAGTATTTTCTGGCCATTGAAGCCAAGTGGAACAGCCCGGAAGCGGTCATGCGCCGTGCGGTGCTTATTGCCCAGAAGCAGAACGACCAGCTCAAGGCCGCAAACCGCCAGCTTCTGGCAGAGAACAGCGACCTGAAGCCGGATGCAGAGTATGCCCGGGCGGTGTGCGTGGGCAAGAACTGCCGCACCACTACCAGCCTTGCCAAGGATTACGGCCTGAGCGCCGAGAAACTCAACAGCATCCTTCACGGCCTGAAGATCCAGTACAAGACCAGCGACGGCCAGTGGGTGCTATACGCCAAGTATTGCGGCAAGGGTTACACCAAAAACCGCAAATCCACGCCGTTCCAGCACAAGAGCACCGGCGAGTGGGACACCAAGAACACCACCGTATGGACGGAAGCGGGTCAGCGTTTTATCTATGAGCAGCTCAAGGCCGTGGGAATGCTGCCCAGCGTGGAGCGCAGGCAGAGCGTGGAGCAGATGGAGCTTGCCGCCCGGCAGCACAACCAGGACGGGGTAGCGTAAGCAATATATTTTGGAGGTTACAAAGATGAAAAAACTGCATGTGAAAGCTACGTTTATTGAGCCGGTGCTTGGCACCTGGCCCGCAAACCCCAATGTTGCCCGGGAGTTCATCGCCAGCAAGTCGCCGGATGCTGCAACCATCGAGGATGAAGTGGCGGCTCTTGGCCCTGATGCGGTAGCTGACAAGGGCATGACCGTTTTCCCGCGTGACCCGGACGGCAATCCGATCTTTTACGATTACCAGATCAAGGGGTTCTTCAAGGACTCCTGCGGTATGCTGGGCCGTATCGGCGGCAAAACCGAGGCTGGCAAGAAGAAGGCCGTGAACGAAAGCGGCAAGCTGACCGCTTACAAGAAGGCCATTGACGGCCTGATCTTCGTTCAGCCCCGCATGATTCCCATTCACGTGAACGGTAAGATTACCGACTGCCAGCGTCCGCTGCGTGCCCAGACCGCACAGGGAGAGCGCGTGAGCCTTGCCAACAGTGAGGAAATCCCGGCGGGTAGCAGCTGCGAGTTTGACGTGACCCTCCTTGACGACAGCCACGAAAAGGCCGTGCGTGAGTGGCTGGATTATGGCATTCTGCGCGGCATCGGCCAGTGGCGCAACAGCGGAAAAGGCCGGTTTACTTACATTGCCTATGAGGTGAAGGACTGAGAGCAACGGCATGGCATTGACGGCCCTGATTCGCGGAGGCGGTGCAGCTCGAGGCGTGGCAATGGCAAGGCTGGGAGTGGTTACGAGCCGCAAGGGCATTGATGCGCGTGGACTGGCCTAGCGATGGCGATGATGAGCATGGCACGGAACAGCAAAGGCTATGAGGTGAACTGCTGTGCAGTGGCACTGAGAAGCACAGACGGGCAAGGCGGAGGCATAGCTAGCAGAGCAATGCGACGCGAAGGAATGGCAGAGAAAAGCGCTGATGTGATTTGCGAAGGAAAAGTGGTGCACCGTAACGATTCGCTGCGGCAAGGTTTTGCTTCGGATGCATTGGCATGGAAGAGAGAAGAAATGCCGTGATTTGCGATGGAACGGCTTGGCAAGGACCAGCTTAGTCAAGTAGCGCAATGGCTTTGAGAAGCGATGTTTAGCAAAGGCAGAGAAGAGTGAAGCTAGGAAACGCAGAGAACTGCGACGGCACAGCAAAGAGAAGACATTTTATTAAACATTTTATTAAAAGGAGAAACGAGCATGAAAAAAATTATTGTTGGCGTAGCGTCCGTATTGGCAAGCGCTTTGCTGATGGCCGGATGCAATAAGCAGGTTATTGACCTGACCTATGAATACAGCTGGGCACAGCTGAAAATGCCAGACGGAACGATTGTCGAGGGGAAATTGAACAGTTGGGACGATTACGAGGGCGACCAGCTGCAAGTGAAGATTGACGGCGTGACATATCTGGTTCATTCGTCCAATGTTGTGCTGCGACATTGATAGAAAGGAGGACACCACCCATGAGTGAAAAGATCATTGCATACAAGGCCATGGACAAAAACATGATGTGCCGTGGCAAGCAGTATGAGGTGGGCAAGACCTACACAGAGCCTGAGGCCGACTGCTGCCACGCTGGTATGCACGCTTGCGAGAACCCGCTGGATGTGCTGCACTACTACCCGTTGAAGGATGGCCCGCGCTTTTTTGAGGTCGAGTGCGGCGGGAACGTGGATAAAAGCGTAGAGGACAGTAAACTGGCCTGCACTGAGCTTACGGTGAAAGGCGAGGTGAATTTTGCAGGGCTGGTAAAAGCTACAGTGAATGCCGTTTTTAATCGGGTGAAGGGCAAAGAACCTTTTTCCAGCGGCTATTCCAGCACGGCGGGGTCCAGCGGCAATTGCAGCACGGCGGGGTCCAGCGGCAATTGCAGCACGGCGGGGTCCAGCGGCAATTGCAGCACGGCGGGGTCCAGCGGCAATTGCAGCACGGCGGGGTCCAGCGGCGATTGCAGCACGGCGGGGTCCAGCGGCGATTACAGCACGGCGGGGTCCAGTGGCAATTGCAGCACGGCGGGGTCCAGCGGCGATTGCAGCACGGCGGGGTCCAGCG